TCCCCCTTGAAGCGCTTGCGAGACCATTTTCTCGTCATAGCCATCAAAGTTTTTAAAGCCATCAATGAATTCAACTCCAGAAAGACGTTCTTCCCGTGCTTCAGGATTTGTAAGAAGAGCTTCCCTGGCTTGTTTATTTCGTTGAGCCCGGCTCAGTTCTTCTTTAAATTCATCGCTACCTGCTTTTCTAGACATTCGTTAATTACAAATCAAAGCTGTTATTATTGTACTCAATTTGTATACCTCCTCTTCTTAATAGTCCTCCCATCGTTAATACCATTGAATCCACGGCATCATCATGTTGAGAATGACCGAAGTTCAGGAGCTCATCTTCTAATACCGTCCACTTACGCCATTTATTCAAGATCACTTTTCGATGTTCGAATAGTCCTAAGACTCCACGTAATCGAGCAAGCTTATCTCCCTTGAATCCTTTTACTGGACTAACGCTGAGGTTATACAGTGCTCGGTCCTCATGAATGATGCGTTTGAAGTCACCTTCGAATGATGTTTGATATGCGACTGCTTCTGGCCAAATAATGCACGGTGACATTGTTGGGAAGAACTGCCCCTCATCGTTTTCAAGCAGGATGTTCCAGTCACAGAGCATCTCGCAGAGAGTATCCATCTTTTTAATGTTCCCCATTGTCCGTTCTCGACGTTGGTCAATGAGATAGACCTTTCCGTCTTTGATGCCGCCTAATGTAAATACGGTCCAGTCATTCTTTTCCGACAGGCCCGCGCTCAAGTCAATGCCTACTCCCAGGCAGTCGTAGTCCTCAGGTACTTCACCTTTGATGATTAGTTCTGGTGAGATGCCGACTTCTGTGGACTTAACTGCTGTGTTCAGATACTGGTACGCAAATGCAACACGATCCTCTAGCTTGCGTTCATTCAGATATTTCATTGACCAGAAGTCCGGCCAGTATGAACGTTGCCTTCCGTCAGCGTCGGTGATTACCGCTTGCTGAATGATCTGCCTCCAGTTGTTCTTAGGTATAAACAGCGTGGCATGGATATCGTTGAAGTGGAAACGGGTTCCAAGACAGATCGCCCGTGCACCTTGAAACATAGTAGGTGCGATAACGTTAGACCACGTTTGCTCCATCTCCCTGCGAATATCCGGATTGTTGATGGACGCTGCCGATTTGATAGGGTCATCAATAAGGACAAGTTGCGATCGTTTGGATGTAATCGCTCCTTTGAGACCGCCACACGCAATGGTAAAAGCTTCTTCACCTGCCGTATCAATCCCTGCAAAGTCATAGTCAATACTCCAATACTCGTCCGATCGTTTGATCTTTGACAAGCGGACCATTGGGAATATCTCTCGGTACTTTGAACTTGTCAGTATCCCTTTGATGGTTGCCGACTTTGCACGTGATATATCGACCATGTACGCGATGTAGAGAATCCGCAGCATTTGCTTGGCAGCTGCATGACGGCCAATCATCCAAGCTGCAAACAAACCAAGGACAGTGCTTTTCGCAGATCCTCGTGGAGCCAGGATCGATGTGTTTGGTCCGCCGATTCCTATTAAGCATTCGCTGTCCTCACCTGTACAAAGTTCGTTATGCCACTCCAACATGTGCTTTGCTGGAGCCTTCCCCATGAACACACAGAAGTCTTTGAAATCTTCTCTGGCTCGCAATACTTCCTCAGAAGGTGGCTTCGTTGTCACCTTTGTAGCCGACATCAAAGCGGCGCGTTTAAACGCTAATGAGGAACTTGCAATAGCCATACTGATTACTTTTAGTATCAGTCTAACTATTAAATTCTTCCTTCAGCAATTGCTTGGGCAATGCGAGCATGAGCTCTTGCCTTTGCTCTCATAATTAATGCACGCCTACGATCTTCTGCATATGCAAGTCCCATTGCAGCTGATACTCTTGCCGCTTCTTCACTACGACTTGTTCCGAAGAAACGTTCAACTGCAGCACCTGGAATTGAGGGAAGGCGTAGTAACACTGCGTCTTGCTGGCGTAGAGACCTAATGTCGTGAGAGGGGATTGAGATGTCTGGCAGTTCTAATGCCCTATCAATATCAACCATTGCTCAGCTCCGAATAGATCTTCGCCCAGACAGCATTGATCGCATTGTCTACCGGCTCAGCGAACTGTGGATCATCTTTGAAGATGGCTGTGATTTCTCTCATGACACGATCAGCACCTGCAAGAACCAAACCACGTTTGTCAGTCGTGCGATTCATTCGATCTGATGTTTCGATGTGAGATCTCAGTTCCTTCTCTAATGCAGCCAGTCGGGCAGCTCCGTTGTCACCTTTAATTTCCCCGGAGGTGATTGCCATTCGTAACTCTTGAATATCGGAGTGAAGTGCAGCAATCTCACTATTAAGAATTTCACGACGGTTCAGTTTCTTAAACTTCATTTTGACCCAACGACTCAGATCGTTGAAGTTTCCTGGATATCCAACAATTCCTGCGTATACCCAAATTTCAATAATGGATGGCGTGACCTCAGCAAATTCTCTGAAGTCCTCAGACTCTGATGCTGGCAGTGTGTCTAGCCATTGATCCACATAGTTCAGGTAGACCTTCCCGCTTTTGCTAGTTGCGGTAGTCATCACATAGCCCTCGCGGTGCTACGTGCGTAGGAGTGCATGTTGGCTCGATCTTTTGCCTTCTGTCTGGTTTCCTCACCCATAGTCAGGCGTGTCTGAGTTCCAGTCTCTTTGGTGTTATCAATCGTTCCTTGTGCATTGACCTCAGCAACATCAACTGTACGATCAGCACCGTATTTCGATGCACCAGCTGCTTCTTTTGCAACATCAACTTCTCCTTTAGATCTAATACCTTGCGTCTCTGTCATCGCATCTTTTTCAGTCTCGGCAATTTGTTTGTTTGCCTCAGATGCAATAGACTGCGTATCAGTAGCCTGTCGATAATCACTGTCTGACTTATATTTAACCTGTGCTTCAGCAGACTGGTTGACCATGTCTTGCTTCAGTCGATCCTGTTCTCCTTTAACAATTTCACCTAAACGGTCTTGCTGACCCGATGCTTCCATATTGTCACGCTGTTGTTGACCAGTTGCAGCAAGCATTCCAATATCTCGATCATGCTGTGCATTGGCTGCAGTGTTCCCATACTGGAACTGTGCCTCCATGTTCTGCATTGCATAGTTGAACTGATCCTGCATCGTTGCAGACTGATTCCTTAGTTCAAGATCAGCAACATGAGACATATTTTGTTGACCAATTGCCGCTGCAAACTGACTTTGCTGTTGAGCTAACTGCTGATCAACCATACTTTGCAAGAAGTTACCCATAAAGGCTTGCTTCTGCATTTGCCCCATCGTATCTCCCTCTTCCGGTTTGTAATTATAAAAATCATCCATCATCTGTTTAAAATTAAACATACCAGTTGATTGCTGTGCTGCAGCAGCCTGGTCTGCTTTTTCCTGTGGATCAGGAGTCCCTGGTAGAGATTTGCCCTGAGCTTTTATTGGCCTAACCATTCCTCTATTCCACGTATTTAAAGTTATCTACATTCTACAAAGTTAGAATGGTGGTATTAACAGAGAAGTAGTAACAACATGCGGTTTAATATTCGTACGAGTAACTATTCAAGAGCTGGTAAGGCTGCTGCAGATGAGGTTGTCAATATACATGCAGCTGCTCGTCGTAATTCTCCTGATTACGGCAAAATGGTACAGCAAGCAGCGAATATCCGTTCTGCTGTCAAACGGGCAGGCATCAGTGCAGCTGCCGATGTTTCTGTTGCTGGCATCAATGCTGCTGCCAAAGTTGAAAAAGATAAGATTGTTGGCAAGGCTAAAAGGGGCCTTAAAAAGGCAAAGCGTAAGGCTGGAGCTCTTGGTGTAGCAGGTTCTATGTTCAATCAGGCAGGGACTTTGTTAGGGGAGAAACGCGATAGGCGTGAAGTTGGCTCTGAGGATTCTTTCTATGATTCTCTTACAGAGAAAAATGATTCTAAGCTTGCGGATCTTCGTAAACAGCTTGAGGATCTTAAACCGCCTTCTGCAACAGACAGTACCCAAACTTCAAATACTAGTAGC